AACCGATAAGGTTGATGCTCTCGTTGAAGAAGCACGCGCACTAGATGCAAAGATTGAAAAGTTCACAACACAGGCAGCAGCAGATGTAAAGGTTGCAGAAATGCGCTCATCAGTTGCAGCAGTAATTACACCAAAGGTGGGCGGCGCAACAGTTACACGCGAAGTTCGCACATACAACCCTGAAGCTGAAGTTTCATTCGTAAAGGATGTTTTCAACGCTCAGATTCGTGGAGACTATGCAGCGCAAGAGCGCCTAGCACGCCACACAAAGGAAGAATCAATTGAGCGCCGCGCAGTAGATACATCTAACTTCGCAGGCTTAGTTGTTCCTCAATATCTAGTTGACCTCGCTGCACCATTTGCACGCGCTGGCCGACCAACTGCAGATTTCGCAACTGCAAAGCACACACTTCCTGCTGCTGGTATGTCTCTGGAAATTAGCCGCATGACCACTGGTACATCAACGGCTGTTCAGGAAACTCAAAATACTGCAGTATCAAATACTGATGCTGACGATACACTTTTGAGCATCCCTGTACGCACAATTGCGGGCCAGCAAGATCTATCTCGACAGGCCATTGAAAGAGGAACAGGCATTGACACATTCGTTGTTGCTGACCTAATCCGTTCATGGCACACAACAGTTGATGCTCAGGTTCTAAACGGAACAGGCTCAAACGGCCAGTTCAAGGGAATCCGCGCTTCAGGTGGAAACGCAATTACTTTCACTGCAACAACACCAACAGTTGCTTTGCTATATCCAAAGTTGGCTGATGCAATTCAGCAGATTCAGTCAAATGTCTTTGAGACACCAACACACTGGATTATGCACCCACGCCGCCTAGCTTTCTTGCTAGCAGCAGTTGATACATCAGGCCGTCCACTAGTAGTTCCAACTGCTAACGGTCCAATGAACGCAGCAGGCGTTGGAGCAGGCGTTGCAGCATATGCAAATACTGGCTACCAAATGCTTGGCTTGCCAATCATTTCTGATGCAAATGTTGGAACAACATACGGCGCAGGAACAAACCAGGATGAAATCTACTGCGTAGCAGCACCTGAAATGCACCTTTGGGAGCAGCCAGGTTCACCATTCGCATTGTCATTTGATGCAACTGGTGCTTCATCACTCACAATCAAGTCTGTTGTTTATGGATTTGGTGCTTTCTCTGCAGAGCGTTATCCAAAGGCCGCTTCAATCATTAGCGGTACTGGTTTAGTGGCTCCAACTTTCTAATCGAAAGTTAAACAATTGTAAGAGGCGGGTCTTTCTCCCCCGACTGGCCCGCCTCTTACTTCTTAAACGATTCGGGGGAATCTATGAAGTCAGCACACAAAGTTTCAATTGCAAGTTGCGACCCAGGAACAGTTAATGGCGGGTTTGCATTTAGTTTGATTCAGGTTGCTCAGTCACGATCATCACGACTTGGGCCGTTCATTCGCATCAAGGGTTCAGGCTTGCTTTCAAAGCAACGCAATCGTTTAGTCAAACAGTTTTTAGAAACTAAATCTGATTGGTTGCTAATGATGGATTCAGATGAGCAACTTACAGTTGAAGCATTTGATAAGTTGATTGAAGCTGCACACGACACAGAGCGCCCAGTTGTAGCAGGCTTGGTATTTGCCAGTTTTGAAACAGGCTATCCATACCCACAACCAGTGCCAACAATTTTTCAAGATGCTCCTGAAGGCTTCTTACCATTAAACAATTACGATAAAGATTCAGTTTTTCAAGTAGATGCTGCAGGTACTGGATGTTTGCTAATCCACCGAAGCGTTCTTGAAGCAATCAGAGCAGATGCCGACCCACACCAGGGGCAAGATTGGTGCTGGTTTTGGGATGGCCCAATCAACGGCGAATGGATAGGCGAAGATTTACAGTTTTGCCGCCGAGTTCGCTCACTAGGTTTTCCAATTTATGCCCACACTGGCGCAATTTTGCCTCATTCAAAAAGCTATTGGTTAGATGATAGGCAGCACGATATATGGAACGCTTAAAAAGAATTTTAAGAATTAAGGTAAAATCAAAGGAAACCGCTACCGCCGTTCCGCAACTGGAACGCGCAATGCTTCCCAAAGTAGAAACGAGAATAAAGCGTGGCGATAACTAACGGGTATGTAACCCTGAATGAAGTTAAGGATGCGTTGAATCTTGAGGATTCAATTGACAATGCAGCCCTTGAAGTTGCGATTGCAACCGCTTCACGCCAAATTGATGATTATTGTGGCCGTTTCTTTTACAAGGATGGCACCGAATTACTACCTGCCACGCGTTACTACACTCCAACTGACTACTGGATTTTGCCAACAGATGATTTTGTGAGCATTAGCCAAATTGCAACCGATGATAATTTTGATCGTTTGTATGGAACTGTATGGACAAGTGACGATTCAATGTTTGAGCCTGTCAATAACCCTTCACGCGGTTGGCCAATGTCTCGTATTTTGGCCGTTGGCGCTTATGTGTTCCCCTGGAACCTGCCACAATCAGTGCGAGTTAGAGGCGTTTTTGGATGGTCAGCAGTGCCATACGAAGTAAAAACCGCAGCAAAAATTCAAGCCTCTCGCCTTTTCCTGCGTAACCAGTCACCATTTGGCATTGCTGGCAACACAGATTTAGGAACAGTGCGTTTGGCTGCAAAGCTAGATGCCGATGTTGAGGCGCTATTACGCCCATTGCGCAAGAATAATGGGTTGGCTAAGTAATGTTACCAAGTGCCGTTAGAAACGGCTTAAAAGCCAACCTAGAGGCAATTAAAGGTATGCGTACCTATGAGTTGGTTCCTAGCGTGCCAGTTGCCCCTGCAGCCATTGTTGGCCAGTTGGATTTTACTTTTGATTTGAACAATGCCCGTGGACTTGACCAAGCAAACTTAGATGTTGTTGTTTTGGTTCAGCGCTTTAGTGAGCGTTCAGGCCAAAACGAACTTGATAAGTACCTTGCAGGTAGCGGGGATTTCTCAATCAAGGCAGCAATTGAATCTGATCTAACTCTTGGTGGTGCTTGCAATACTTTGCGAGTTACCTCTGCAGAGGCTGGCGAATATGTCGCTGGCGATATTGTATTTCTTTCATACCGTTACCGTCTCACCGTTTGGGGATAAGGAGAAAAATGAGCTACACAGTTACCTCGGACAATTTCGAGGCGAAGAAAAAAGGCGAAACAATTACCGATAAGGAATTGCTTGATCTAGGACTTAACGCAGATGCCCTAGTTGCAGGCGAACACATAAAGAAATCAACACAAACTAAACCAGCAACAGTAGAGGAAACAAAATAATGGCCCGTATTGTCCTAACAGATGCTTCAGTTGTAATCAATGGCATCAATCTCAGTGAGTTTATTACGAGCGTGGCATTAAGCACCAGCGATGATGTGGTTGACACAACGGGTATGGGTTCTGCTGGTGCGCGTACTCGTATTGGTGGGCTTGCTGATAATTCAGTTACATTTGAGTTCAATCAAGATTTTGCAACTTCAGGCCCTGAAGTAACTATCAATGCAGTTGGTTCCTCACTTGTTGGAACACTTACAACCTGTGTTATTAAGCCAACATCAGCAGCAGTTAGTGCAAGCAACCCAAGTTACACATTCTCAGCCTTGTGCGCAGAATGGCAGCCACTTTCAGGTGCAGTTGGCGAACTTGCAACAGTTTCAACAACTTGGCCAATCTCAGGCAATATCACAAAGGCGGTTTAACAAATGCCACGCTTAGTATTAACAAATGCTTATGTTCTATTTGCAAGCAACGACATCTCGCAATATGTGACCTCAATAGGTCTTTCAAGTAGCGTAGATGTTATTGAAACTACAGGCCTCGGCTCATCAGCTCGCACACGCGTTGGTGGATTGTTTGATAATCAACTAACTGTTGAGTTCAATCAGGATTTCGCAGACAATGCCCTTGAAGAACTTATCAATGGCACATCACTTGCAACATCAACTGTTGGAACTTCGGTAGCAATGGAGATTCGACCAGTTAACGGTGCAGTCAGTGCAAGCAATCCAAAATACACATTTAACGCTTTGATCGCAGAATGGCAGCCACTTTCAGGTGCCGTTGGTGAATTGGTAACTGCAAGTGTAACTTGGCCAATCTCAGGCGTTATTACAAAAGCAATTTCATAATCTACTAAGGGGGAAAAGATGGATGGATTAGCAGTAAAAGTAAAGACAACCGAAGGCCTTGAGGTGTCATACAAATTGACACCTCGCATTATTGTTGCATTTGAACAACAGTTTGGTGCAGGTATGCCAAAATTGTTGGGAGAGCAACAAAAAATTGAACACATCTATTGGTTGGCTTGGAAAGCAATGCAGGTAAATGGAGTTGTTGTTAAACTTTTTGGCCCTGAATTCTTAGATACTATCGTTAGCGCCGAATTGGATAGTGATAGTTCTTTCGAATCCACCGCAACAGTTTAACTTATACGATTGCAGCCGTTGCGGTTGAAACTGGTATTCCAATAAGTGATTTGTTAGA